CCCGAATTTCCCTGAGTCTCGTGAGAATCAAAATCAGAAACCTTCTGCTGCTGCTCCTTTTCTTTCTTACAATACTTGTAAAGTTCTTCGGCAGCAATCAGAGAATCTGCAAAGCTTTCACATGCATTAACCAAATTTACAATTTCTTTTTCCTCTGGATTAAAATCGAGAGAAATAAAATTTCCAATCTTGAAATAAAGGTTAATACGATCGGCAAGATTAAAAGTAGAAATATCTTCATCAGCGACTTGAAAGAAGTCGTCTTCGTTTAGTTCTTTATATCCATTATAAAAAGTCTTTGCAAGACCAGCATACTTACGCTTCATCAGTTTCTCAATGCGAGCATCCTCAACCACATTCACAAACTGAGGGGGAACTTTTACCGTTTCAGTCCAATCCTCATCGGGAGTGAACAGAGCATGACCAACCTCATGACCAACAAGTAAATCGTATACCAGTCCACTTGCCTTTTCCCACAGAGGCAGAGTCAAGACACGAGTATGTACGTTAAAGCAAGCAGTTGTTACTTTCTTGTGCTCCACCACTAAGTCCTCAGTGGCAAGCAGTTTAGCAAGTTGGGACTTGATTTCGTGACGGACAGACATGAATCTTTTTTCGTATGAGACCATCATACAAAGAAAGGTCGCCTTTTGGACGACCCATGTGACGCTTTTTGAACTGGGCAAGTCGTGCTTTGGCTTGCCTCAGTGCTTGTGGTTTCAGTTTTCGTTTTTGTTCTTTCTTGGAATGGTGCTTCCAATTTGGGACTTGCATTGTTCTTGGGTAGTTTAGACCACCATACGCGAAAAACCTTTGACTTTCTCGAATCGTAGGACAGATTCAAATTTGTCTTCCATACCAGTCTTATGAGAAATTACAAAAATATTAGCATCTTTGATCACATAACGAATAATTTTAAGAAACTCTTCTGTTCCGAATCCATCCAGGGAACTATCAAACACTTCATCCATAATCAAAAGATTTGTATTGACTGAGTTTTTGAATCTTGCAACTTCTCTCCAAGTAAACAGAAGTGCAAGGTCAATTCTCATTTTCTCACCTTCACTAAAAGAAGCATATGAGAAATCTTCATGAATAGGTGACTGGACGGTTTCGTTAAACTCCTCATCAAGTGTGAAGTTAATATAGAAATCCATCATCTGAAGATAACGGTTAACTTGCTGATTAATCAGCGGTAGATACTTCTTAATGATTTTGGACTTTACTCCACCGTCTTTAAGTAAACTATACGAAAAGTCGTAATAGTTAATTGCGTCTTTTTTAGAAGCGAGGTCGTCGTATGTAGTTTTTAAGTTGTTTTTGAAGGATTCTAACTTCTCATGTTCAGAATTTCGGTTTGCAAGGTTCTTGGTAAGAACTTGAATTTCATGTTCAAGATCTCTGATTTGTCTCTGACATCCAGCGATCTTAGTATTGTTTTGAGAAATGTCATTCGTTAGTTGTGAGATCTCCTTCGATAGAGAGGTGAATTGACGCTCTCGCTCTTCTTCCTCTTTAATTGCTTGTTCTAGTTCTTCGTAACCAGATTGCAACTCTTTTGCTTTATTTTGAGCGTCGTTAATTCTATTTATTCTGAAGATCTCTTCAATAGACTGTGTGCAGGTAGGACAAACCGTATTCTCTGTAAAGAATTTATGCTCTTTAGTAATAGTAGATACTTTCTGAGAAATCTTTCCTTTAAGATTTCCCAACTTACGAAGTTTGTCCGATGCTCCAATATATTTTTCTAGATGATTCTGTAAACTTTCAACTTCTTCATTTTTACACTGATTAACATTTATCCAGTTATTTTCTTCCGAAAGAAGCTGACCAATTTTCTCTTCTTTTTCTTTAATATTTTCCTTTCCTCGGTTCTCAAGTTCTTCAATAAAACTCTCCTGCATCTTTACCTTGTCAAGTAAAGATTCTTTTTTCAACTCAAGAACTTTAATCTCTTCCTTTGCTTGACGGATTTTCTCTTTAATGACCATATTCATGGAAGAGAAAATTTTAATATCAAGAAGGTCTTCAATCACTTCCCGACGATGAGCAGCAGAAAGTTGCATAAAAGGAACAAAAGTACTTGAACCCAAAATAACGATTTGAGTAAAACTTTTGAAATTCATCTTTATAACATTCTGCTCCAACCATTTCTGCTGGTCTAATGCAGCAGCAGATTGGTCTAGAACAGAACCATTTCTCCACACCTCAAACAAAGTAGGTTTAATTCCTCTTACAACTTTCCATTCAACATTACCAATACTAAACTCCACCTCAACTCTACAATCTTTTTCATTTACAGAATTGATGAGTTGAGGTTTATTAATTTTGCGAAATGGTTTTCCAAACAAAGAAAAAGTAAGGGCATCCAAAACAGTACTCTTACCTGCACCGTTTGTACCAACAATTAAATTAGTCTTATTCTTTGTAAAGTCAACTTCGGTATATTGATTACCAGTGCTTAGAAAGTTTTTCCAACGAATTATTTTAAATAAAATCATGATCAGTGTTTGGAGGAATTACAATGTCATCTGGTGTAATAATTGTATATTGATATCCATGAAGTTCGCAAGTTTTTATCATCACTTCATCTTCAATTTCAATAATATGCATTTCTGGATAGTCATCTTCTTCTAACATCATAGCATATCTAACTGCATCATCTTCCTCTTCAAACAAATAAAGAATATGTTCTCCTTCTTCATTCAATACAGAATATGCACCCTCAGTTTCTCTGCCATTAATTGTTAAGATAAACATTAAACAATCTCACATGCCTCTTGATATATTTCTTGTATTAATTTTTGAACTACTGATTTATCAAGATTTATTTCTGCCTCTTGAATATATCTATTCAAGATGGAAAGAGTATCTTCTGATTCAAATGCTTCAAAATCCTGAGGTTCTTGAATACCAAAGTTTTCAATAATTTTTAACTCAGCAATATTTGAGGCATAAAGTTTGTCAATAAACTTTTCAAATTTTTTAATATCTGATTTTTTACGAACAACAATTTTTACAATCTTGTTCTCATACTCACGGGTATCAAACGTTTGATAGTTAGTATCCTCATAGTAAATGTTATAAAACATTTTATAGGGATTATTGATTGGAGTATGTTCTAGCGTTTCAGTATCAAAAATAGTAAATCCGCGAGTATCGTTTACATCCGTCCAGTAAATCTCATAAGGATTTCCGAGATAGAAAACGGTTCCATTATCAGAACGAGTATGGTAATGACCAGAAAATACCTTTTTGAAGTTTGTAAAAAGATTTGCTTCCAGTCCATGTTCCATGATAATTTGACGATTTATGCGAAAACCTTGAAACTCAAGATGTCCCATTGCAACCTTTGCTTTGGTTTTTTTAATCATCTGGAGAGACTGTTCTTCATTCTCCATACAAATCCATGGAAGCAAAAGAACATCAAGATTTCCAACTTTAATTTCTGTTGGAGAAGAATATGTACAAATATTAGAATAATCCTTCAGCAAAAGTTGAGGAGAATTTGTATTATTAGTATTCTTGTAGTAACTGTCATGATTACCCACAATCATATGGACCTCATATTTTTTAAGAGGTTCAAATACAACTCTTTTAGCCCACTCTAAACTTTGATAATCGATTGACTTACGACTATCAAAAGCATCACCCATATGAATGATTGTATCAATCTCGTACTGTTCCAGCGTCGGGAAAAACACATTCTTGTAAAAAAGTTCAAAATAATCATGAAAAAGTTTTGAACCTTTTCTTGCACCATAGTGAGTGTCTGTAATGATAGCGACTTTCATTCAATACCTTAACTTACTGTGAACTCCGTCTTTGATACTATTGTAATCGGAATAGTTCCCACCGTCAACTGTATTGTCGTCTGTAAACACTTCGGAGAATTCAGATCTTTCTAGGATTTTGTTTTTGATTTCTAACTGACGCTTTTCTCTTTGAATTCTACGGAGAAAAGCATAGTGAATGATTTGAGTGAAGTATGCAAAAGGATTCTGGGATTTCTCAGGATTAAAATTATGAACATATTGAACGCAATTTTCGATTCCATCAGAGATCATATCCTCCTTAAACATATAGTTCACGAAGTTTGGTTTGAAAGACAAGTGATTAGCAATTTTCAGAAAACACTCTCCAATGTAGCGAGGAATAGGAGGTTTTGTGTCCCATCTTTGAGAACGATCATCTTTCGTAGGTTCTCTGCCATACTTTTGAATAAATGTTATTTCAACATCCTCACGATACTTAATGAGAGCAGTAAGAAACTCTTTGTTGTTAACGTAATGCTCTGACCTCTTTCTTTTGGTCATGACTGCCGTAGTTATCATAAGTTTTTATCATTATTATGTAGATATTATAACACTTTCAGAAATAGTTGACAAGGTATAACAAACTGTATATAATAACCTTTGTGGAGGTTCATAAGATGTATTTTAGCTATTTTTAAAGATCTTTTCTAATATTTCCTTAGCATCATTTACATTTGAAATGTAACCCATTTGACGACTTATCTTCGAATGTTTATTTGCTTCTTTATTTGATTGTCTAACATAATTTTGATATAGTACTATCATTTCTATATCAGAAGACTCTGACATTGTTAACACATCATCTAAATTAATAATAAACATATCATCTTTGGTTGTTTTCAACCATGGTTCTATTTTATATGCCGAAATACCTTGCCTTGTTCTTATTTCATTTACGATAATTGGATTTGTAACAATAAGAACAGTTCTATCTTCTTCCTCAGATGCTGCCACTTTGGCAAATATTTCTTCGCCTGTTTTTAATTTAAGAGTTGCATAAAAGTCTTCTTCAATTCCCATTTTTTTTAAGTTGTATAGTTATTATTTCATAGTTGAAATTTTCTTCATTGTATATCTTAATTCTTTCTATGAGATGATTCAATGTATAATTTTTTCTTGAATTGTATGAACAATCATCAGCAATATCATAAAGTGTTGCTTTTACTTTGTCTTTTCCTTTTCTGAGAACTCTTCCGATAGATTGAAGATTTCTAATTCTTGATTTTGATGGTGACGAAAACACAACGTTATGTAAGTTACGAATATTAATACCGGTAGAAAAAGTCCCATAAGATGCCACGATAATAGCGTTGTTTTCTCTTTCTGCAATTTCTCTAACTAGTTCTCTTTCTTCAGTGACCACTCCACCATGTATAAAAAATACTTTGCGGTTTTCACCTTTGTTGTTATTTATCTTCTCATAGAGTATTGCTCCATGTGCTTCTACTCTAGAAAAAAGAACAAGAGTATTTCCCTTTAAATCTAAAGCAAGATTTGTAATAAATTTATTTCTCTGATCGTGAGATATTAAATATTGAATTTCATCTTCATAGTTTTCAAATTTTTGTGGTGGATGTTTTAGAACAATACATTGAATTTCTAATTCCGAAAGATGTCCTTGTCGCATTAGTTCATCAGTTTTTGTTACTTTATATGATGGTCCAAACAAACCTTCCAAAACCCATTTATGAGTTTGTGTTCCATCAAGAGTTCCAGTAAATCCAAAACGATATTTTGCATGATGAAGTTTTGTCATAATTTCTATTAAAGATTTGCTCTTGAAAAGATGAGCCTCATCGCCTATAATACAATTATATTCTTCAAAGAATGAACGTTCTAATTTATATACAGACTGCCAAGTAGTAATCGTTACAGGATGTTCATTTGTTTTTTCTCTACCGGAATAGATTTTGTGACAATATGACTCAGCATCCCAACCATAATCTTCGAAATCCTTGTACATCTGCTCTACAAGAGATGTCGTTGGAACAACTAAAAGAATTTTTTGTCCTTTATCTACATAATACCTTACAAGGGAATAAATCATTAAGGATTTACCTGAGGCTGTGGGTGATATCAATAATTTTCTATTATGTCTTAGAGCATCGTATACTCCCTCTACTTGATATTCCCGTGGAGAATGAGAACAAATAGATTTCATATAATCTTTTACACCCTCATACGAGATTCCTTGGTCTATCTCAAAAGGTTTCCCATAAAATTTATTTTCTTTAAACTCGTATTGATAATTGTGAAGAGAAATTTTATCGATTATCTTATCTAATAATCCGGCGTATATTTCTCCGGTATGAGTGCTGAGCAATCTAATCTTACCATCCCAGTGTCTGCTTCTATACTGGGACATAAATTTTGCCGACTCAACCTCAAAAGTGAAGTATGGTTGAAGTTCATATAAAATATGTGGTTCGCAATGAAGCTTTAAAAAAACTTCATTTTTCTTTTCAATTATTACGTCACTCATAGCATCATAATTGCTATGAATATTTATTTACCCTAGTCCAGAGTTGAATCTCATAAACTCAATAGCATTTTTAATTTGATAGGTTCTATTCTGTATCATTTTTAAGATGCTTTCAATATAAACAAGCATCGTGTCATAGTAGTCAATCTTTAAACAAACCGTTGAAAGTTTTTCGTCCGCGTCCAAATACTTTTGCATAGTGTCCTTATCCCTAATTTTTTTAGGGAATGGATTCTCCACATAAACATCAGGATCTGCTTTTCCAGAATAGTACTCATATCTTTCGTGTCTAATATTTCTTTTTTGTTGCTCTGCTTTTTTTCTTAAAAGAAAAATGGTATTATATAAGTCAAAATATTTTG